TTTGGTGCGGCTCCAACTAAAGACGAAGGTGCAGGAGTATCTTATGACTCTTCATCACAACAATGGACTGCTCGTTATCAGCACGAAACTGTTGCTTTAGCTTTCTCTGTTACAGAAGAAGCTGAAGAAGATGGTCTTTATGGGTCTCTAGCATCAAGATATACAAAGGCGTTAGCGAGATCAATGGCTACAACCAAAGAGATCAAAGCATCTAATGTATTGAACAATGCAACGAGCACTGCTGGTGGAGATGGAGTGTCCTTATTAAGCACTGCACATCCAACTCAAAATGGCACTCAAAGTAATACTTTGGCAACTGCTGCAGATTTATCTGAAACTTCATTAGAAAGTATCTTGATAAATATTGCAGATATGAAAGATGATCGTGGTCTTAGGA